GCTGTTGTTGTGTCTGGTGGGGGGGGGGGGGGGGGGGGGGGGGGGGGGCCCCCGCGGTGGGGGGGCAGCCCAGGTAAGATACTTCTTTAAGAGAGAAGGGAAACCTGGTGGACGATTACCTGTTACATGAGTTAGGGAAAGCTCTTTACACACTGGAGACTGAGGGGGGAGCGATGGCTGATCTCCTTACCTTCCGCAGGGGTAGTGGTGGTGATACTCCGGGCGGCCGGTCGGCTTGTGCGTCGAGGCCGCCGGTGAATCTTTCCATGTTGGACTTGAAAATTTGTACGGAAAATCTCCTGGCGTTTTGGGCGGGGCAGATCGCTGTGGCATCCGGTGTCGGCGTTCCTCAGGAACACAGTATCTCTGTGTTGGCTCGGTGGCTGCAGCGGCACCTGTGGGTGTTTGATGAGGCGCCGTGGGGCGGTATGGCCGCCGAGGAGATTGTGGCGCAGTCGCGCCTGGTGGCTGAGGTGGTGGCCGACTCTAGCGATGAGTGTGAGGAGGTGCCGCCGGAGTGGGCGTCGTGCCGTGTGGTTGCTTCGTGGCTGGCCCGTCGTGGGTATCGGGTGAGCCATATGCGGGTGTGGCGATGGGCTCAGGCTGGGCTAGTGCGGACAGCGACCGGTGATGATGGGTCGCTGGTGTGTTACGCCGATGCCGAGCGCGCCTGCGCTGATACCGCCCCTGGCGTTGGTGTTGCAGTGTTACACCCCATGGTGTAAGCTAACGCTCGTAACCCCTGGGCCATTAGGCCTGAGGGGTTTTGTCGTATCCGTAGTAGCACCCTGCCATGCGGGGACGCCCCTGTTTTGATATTGGGGCCGGGGTTTGGCTTTCCGCGACCTGTCGGTGGCTTCTTTTCCTTTTTCTTCACCACCCGACACCAAACCCACGCTGCTGCGGATACGACACCCATATGCTTAAACCCCTCCGAGGATTAGAGGAGGTGATGGCCATGCCGCGCGCAGGAAGCATCTGCTGCGAACCCGGGTGCCCGAAACCCGCCAGCTACCGGGGCAGGTGTCGCAGCCACGCCCAAGAGTACGAAAGGCACCAGCGCGCTACCGTGGCCACCAAACGCGATGAGCCCGGCACCCGGGAGTCGCGCCGCCGCACTGTTGCCGCCTGGCGCGCCACCCATGGTGATGTGTGCCCTGGCTACCGCAGGCCGCCGCACCCGGCGCGGGACCTCACCGCCCAGCACGTACATGCCCTCGCTGACGGCGGCGACCCCTGCCAGCCCTTAGCGGTGCTGTGCCGTAGCTGCAACAGCCGGCACGGCGCCGACCGTCTTGCTGCCCGCCGCGGCTGCCGCTGACCCCAGGGGGACACCCCCTGTAGCAGGCCTGCTATTGGCCGTGACGGAGGTGGCTAGATGGTGCGGAGGGTTCAAAAACTGCCTCTGGCCTGCTATTTTTTGAACCCTCAAACCTGATATTTTGCTCGATGAAACCTTTTGGTAGGGGGTGGTTTTTATGCCCAGTGGTGGTGCTAGGCCCCGGTCGGGGCCACCGCCGGACCCTCGTTCTGGTCGTTCTGATGCCCGCGGTATCTCCGCGGAGTTGCGGGTGCTGCCGGCCGCCGCGCGCGGGGGGGGGGGGGGCCCGGGGGCGCGGGCCCGGCGCCCCGCCCCCCGCCGTGGCCACGGCCGACCGGCTACTCCAGGGAGCGCGCCCTATGGAAAAAGATATGGCGGTTTCCTCAGGCTGTGGCGTGGGCTGGCGAGGAATGGCGTTGGCTGACTATCGCGCATTACGTGCGGTGGGCTGTCCGTAGCGAAGCACCAGGGGCTACGCCGTCAATGATGACCCAAGTGCTGCGGCTTGCCGATAGCATCGGCCTGACGCCCGCGGGGCTCCTACTCAACGGCTGGACAATCTCCACCGCTGATGACGACTCCGTCACCGAGTCGGCCCCGCCACCGCAGCAATCTAATCCTCCTAGGCGCCGCCTACGGGCGGTAAAGGACGATGACGATGATCCTGCCAACTGACTGGGTTGTCGACTTCCCCACCCTCGGGGATCTGTGGGATGCCTGGGTGCAGGCTCACTGTCTCATCCCCGATGGTTATAGACGTGGGGAGGCATTCGTCTGGAGTGATTGGCAATTCTGGTGCGCTGCCAACTTCGGCCGTATCCGTGCAGGGCTGCAATGGGAAAACAACCCCTTGGGCGCCAGGGCATTCACCTACCGGCGGTTGCAGGTGATCGCCCCGCAGAAGACTGGTAAGGGGCCGTGGGCGGCGTCGATGACGGCTATCCAAGCGGTAGGCCCAGCTGAGTTTGACGGCTGGGCGGCAGCGGGGGATGTCTATCGATGCTCCGACTGGGGCTGTTCCTGTGGCTTTGTCTTTCCCTACCAGGCTGGGGAACCCAAGGGCAGACCTCACCCATCGCCACTGATCCAGTTGACTGCCACATCCGAGGACCAGGTGGAGAACACCTATAGGCCGCTGCGGGCGATGATCCAGATGGGTCCCCTCCGGCGCCAAATGGCGGTCCGGGATGGGTTCGTGCGCATCCTTGGCGGTCTGGGCGGCGACGACGCCGACCGAATCGATGCCGTAACCGCCAGCGCCGACAGCCGCGTCGGCAACCCCGTAACGTTTTGTGAACAGGACGAAACGGGGTTGTGGACCAAACGCAACCGCATGACTAAAGTCGCCGACGCCCAGCGTCGTGGTCTGGCAGGCATGGGTGGCAGGGCGATCGAGACGACAAACGCCTACGACTCCGCCGAACAATCTGTCGCCCAAACGACGCTCGAAGCCAATCTGAGTGATGTGGCAACGTTCTACATTCCACCGCCCAAGCATTTGAAGTGGGAGCGGAAACGAGACCGGCGCCGAATCCTCGAAGCCGTCTATAAGGGCAGCCCCTGGGTCAATATCGCCGCGGTGCTGGCCGAGGCCGACGAAATATCCCTCCGTGACCCCGAACAGGCCGAGCGTTTTTTCGGCAACCGGATCACCTACTCATCAGGCAGCTGGCTGCCAGCAGGACTATGGGAGGAACACTATGCAATGGCTTGGGAATCCCCCTGACGGCACTAGCATCTGCGTGGGCTTCGACGGTTCAGAAAACAACGACTGGACCGCGCTCAGGGCCGAAACCCTTGATGGTTTCTCGTTCACCCCCCACTACGGGCCAGATGACAGGCCCACTATCTGGAATCCTGCCGAGTGGCAAGGCCGGATACCCCGCGGGGAAGTAGCCGCCGCCGTCGACGAACTCTTTGGTCGCTACCAGGTGGAACGCATGTACTGCGACCCCCAAGACTGGCGTTCGGAGATCGGCGAATGGGCGCTCAAATACGGTGCCGAGCATGTGTTTGAGTGGGCTACAAACAGCATCAAACGCATGTACCAGGCCATCCGGCGGTTTGAGGTAGATCTGACAACGGGGCGTATCACCCATGATGGCTGCCCGCTCACTAGCCTGGCCATAGCCAACGCCCGAAAAGTCGCCAAGCCTGGCCAAATGTACGTGCTCGGCAAAGCAACAGAGCAACAAAAGATTGACCCCGCTATGGCTACCGTGCTCGCCCACGAAGCAGCCATGGACGCCCACGCCGACGACTGGGAAAACAGTACAACAGCAGCCAGGGTTGTTGTGCTAGGCCGCCGCAGAAGGAGGTGACGACAATGGAACTCACTCCAGAAGAACGGAGACTCGCCGAGAAGCTCTTCAACAAGATTCAGCGGCAGCGCCGGGAGGACCGCAAGAACGAGCGCTATTACCAGGGCCTGCAGGAAATCGGCAATTTAGGCATCGCGGTGCCGCCCGACGTGCAGCCTTTCGCTTTTCCTTTGAATTGGTGCCGCACCTACATCGACGTCCTTGAGGAGCGCCAGGATGTGAGGATGTTCCTACGTTCCGGGGCACTCGAAGAAGATGCCGAGCTGCGTGCCGACTGGGAAGCCAACGACCTCGACTCCTTGTCCCACCTGGTGCACCGCGATTTGCTCATTTACGGTCGGGCATTCATCTCCGTTGCCGCCCGCGACGGCGGCGGCAGGCCCCGGATCATGCCCGAATCCCCCAAAGACATCGCCGCTTTGGTCGATGCGCGCACCCGTGAAATGACCGCGGCCCTCCGCATCTACCGTGACGACACCGGCATCGCCGAATACATGACCCTCTACCTCCCCGACTCCACCGTGCTCATCGACCGCCGCGCCGGGAAATGGGAAGCAACCAGGCGAATCAAACATCGCCTAGGCCGGGTGCCGCTGGTGATGATCCTCAACCGGCAACGAACCGGGGAATGGTCGGGCGAAACCCAACTAGCCGATCTTCGACCCCTGGTCGATATGGCAGGCCGGGTAATGCTACAGCTCCAGCTAGCCATGGAAACCGTAGCAACGCCCCAGAAAGTTGCCCTAGGCGTGTCTCAGAAGGACTTCGTGGATGCCGCCGGCAACCAGATCGACGACCCATGGGAGACCTATCTGGGCGCCATCTGGGCGATCTCCAGCAAAGACGCCAAGATCGAGCAGCTGTCGGGCGCCCAACTGACAGGGTTCCACGACACCATCAAAATGCTGGCCGAGCAGGCGGCAACCGTGACCGGCCTGCCGGTGCGGATGATGGGGCAGAACACTGCCAACCCCGCCGCCGAGGGCGCCATCCGCGCCGACGAATCCCGACTCGTGAAACAGGTAGAGCGACTAAATACCCTCATGGGTGCTGGGTGGGCCTGGGCGCTAGGCATCGCCGAGCGGATCCGCACCGGCAGCTGGGAAGCCGACGGCAAAATCAGCACCCTATGGCAGAACCCCGGTACCCCCACGGAATCACAGCGGGCCGATGCGCTGCAAAAGAGCACTGGGGGCAGACCTTTCATGTCAGTGCGCGGGGCCATGGCAGAGATGGGATGGCCGCAACAGCGCATCGACCGCGAGCTGGAGTGGCTAGAGCAGGAAAACAGCATGGGCGGCATCATCGAAAAGCTCGAACGCGGCGCCGACGACAAGGCGGAACCACCGTAACCGCCCGTCGTCTAGCGGTGTGGAGGGAGGCCTACCATCATGCTGGATTCCCAGTACTCCAGGCTCCCCCCACAACTACAAGCCGCCGCCGGCTACCGGCAACGCCTTATCGCCCAGGTAGTCCGGCGGGTGCTCGCGGCCTGGCGGCCCAACAGCCCGCAGGACCCCAATGCCTGGTTCGCTAGCCACGTATTGCCGTTCACCGAGATGGTGACCCACGGGCAACTACTGGCGGCCCAAGCGGCGATCGCGTCGGCGGATGTTGCGCTGGATCTACAACACTACGACCAAGTGTTGGAGTTGTCGGCGGACCCGGAGGCGTTCGCCGGGGTAACGGGAAGCGGCGACCCCGTGATGGGGCTCGCCTACGCCCAAGCCCAAAAAATCACCGAACTGGTCGACGCCGAAGCCCCTATCACGGAGCGGTCACAAGTGTGGCACCACGCGGGCGTGATGCTCGCAACCGCCACCCAAACCGCCATCTCTGATGCCGCCCGCATGGCCATACTCACCCACCTAGCCGCCAGGCCTGGCACCACATGGGTGCGGGTGGTTCGCCCCCCATGCTGCGCCAGATGCGCCATCCTGGCCGGCAAAAAAGGCAGCAGCCACATGAAATTCCTTCGGCACCCCGGATGCGATTGCACCGCCATCCCCGTCTCCGAGGCCACATCGGATATGCACAAACTGTTCCATTTCGACGCCAAGGAATACTTCGACTCCTTGTCCCCGGAGCAGCAGGCCAAGGTGTTCACTAAAGCAGGCGCCAGGGCTATCCAGGACGGGGCGGACATCAACCAGGTTGTTAACGCCCGCCGGGGCATGAAAGCCATCACCTCGGCAGGTGGTAGGCGGCGGCTCATCACCACCGAAGGCACCACCAAGCGCGGTTGGGCGTCCGGCTACCTGCGGGAACAATACGGTGCGGCGCTGCAAAAAGCCGGCGGCAGGTACCGGCGCACGTCGGTAGCTAGGCTGATGCCGGAAGAAATCTACCGTATCGCAGGCGCCGATCGTGACTTGGCTCTCGCACTGCTACATGCGAATGGGTTTCTCACCGATGCCACACCAGATTTGTCTAGCAAGTGGTCGTGGGCGAAGCGTGATCCTGAAGTCCTGGCGGCCAAACGCAGGATCGGCGCCAGGCCCAGCATTGCGATCTCTGGACCGAGCAGCGCTGACGATCAAGCTAAACCCGCCATCGGCGCCGAGACTGACGCTAGGCTCAAACACGACTACTCCCAGCGTATAACTACGTCCCCCAGACAATTCCGTAAAGTCGTCAACCGGGTGCTGAGCTATATGGATGAAGCGCACCAAGGGAAAACGTTCCTCCCCGACGAATACAAAATCGGGTTAATGAACGGGCGTGATCGCCTCGGGACGAAAGTGGAAGACAGCGCGATCCGCGGAACTTCGTACCGAACCATTGACCATGAGGGGATTACTCGTTACCGAGTAACGATTAACGGGACTTTCCAAGGGCAGGAGCTAACCACCCTTCACGAGCTGGGGCATCTCATCAAATGGAAATACGAAACCCTGCCAGAGATAAAACCAGTGCTTGCGGCGATTCGGCGAGCGCCGTCGACACGTGAGATCGCAACGTATGCGGGGAATCTGACGGAGAGCCACACCCAAATCTATCTTTTACTAGATGATGAGATTTTCGCTCGGGCATATGCCCAGTGGGTAACAACTAAAACTGGGGTACCGAGGCTGGTAAACACCCTGAATTTTCACCGGGGCCAGCAACACGTTCTAGATAGCGTACAGTGGCAGGACTCTGAATTTGCGCAGTATATTATGCCTGCTCTTGATGAATTTTTTACCCAGGTGTAGCATTGTAATTATGTTATTCACAGATGCCCCTATCGATGCTCCCTGGGATACCATCGTGCAATCCTACATGGACGTCATGGGGTGGTCACGCGAGCGTGCGGAAGAATACGTAGACGCGCTCGCGGGTATTGGCATGTGGAAGCCTTGCGACCGGAAAGAAAAGTACAAAAACGCCGCCCCGCCGCCCCTCAGCTGCCCACTCTGGTAACCCCTAAAAAACTGTGACACCGGCCCCCAAAAGTGGAGGTCGGTTTTTCTATGCCCAAAAACAAAGAAGGAAGGAAGATCTATGATTGTCAACGGCCTAATGCGCTACCACATTCGGTGCGTTACGCAGCCCCCCATCGACGGCCAGGATCCACTAGCCGGCGGTGCCAGCAACGCCGCCGGGGCCGCTTCTACCCCCCAGGCCAGTGGCCGGCAACGGGAAGGCGAAACCGCGTCAGCCACCAACAACACCGACGGCGACAGCGATAGTGACGGGGACAGTGACGACGCCCCGAACGGTCGGGGTTCAAAGAGCCAGGTGCTTGCTGATCTTGCTAAAGAGCGTGATAAAAGGCAAGCCTTCGAGGAAGAAAACGCTGCTTTGAAGGCGCGCCTGGCAGAGTTCGAGCGCGCCCAGATGACAGAGCAAGAGAAAACCGCAGCGGACCTTAAAGCCGCCCAGGATCATGTGGCGGCTCTGGAAGCGCAGATCGCCGAACAACAACACCAGGCGGCGGTTGCTGAGGCGCTGAAAACTGCGGGATTACCAGCTGATCTGGCCGGGCGGCTTCAGGGCTCAACCCCGGAAGAGCTCGCCGCCGACGCTAAGACATTAGCCGCGGCGCTAGGCGAGCCCCCCGCCGGGAGGTTGACTGGTTCGGGTGCGGACGCCGGACGGTTCCTGATGGCCCAGCTGCAACGCTCGCCCGAGGTGCTGCAACCGGCCACGTGGGAGCAGATGTGGTCTTCTGGGCTGGGGCCTGAATCGCTGGGGAATCTGTCCAAGGCCAGCTTCATGGGACTGGGATATTACGACAAGAGCCGTAACGGTCGCCGGATCATCGGGCATGGCGGTGATCTGACGAGCGGCTACCACAGCGATTTCCAGATCTACCCGGACGACGGCACCGGGATTTTCATTTCACTCAACGGCGACGGCCCCAGAACCTCCGATCTGCGTGCGGATCTGATGAAGGGGTTCTCTGATCGCTACTATCCGAGCGGCGGGGAACAACTGCCCCAGGTATCGCCTGATGAGGCCAGGCCCTACGCCCAGCAGGTTTCGGGAACCTACCAGTCCACCCGCACCTTCTTCTCCACATTCGTTGCCGCGTGGGAGCCGGCCGTGCGAAAAATCACCATCACCGCCACGGAGAATGGGCATCTGAGGATCGGCGCGGAAGAGTACGTGATGGTCGAGCCGTGGGTGTGGCAGAAGACCGACGGCTCCGCCCGGATCGCGGCGCAGGTTGAGGACGGCAAGGTGGTGCGAATCGGGGCAACCATTGGTTCCTACATTCCGCAAACCCTCGCACAGCAGGCCTTGCTGCCGGTGCTGGTTGGTTCTTCTCTGGTGTTGGTGATGGTCATCGTGGCCTGGCCCATTGGGGCGCTGCGTCGGCGTTGGGCTATTCGCGACGGGCGACGGGCATCCGATCCGCTGCCCTGGGCAGGCCGTGCGGCGCGTATCGGTGCCGTCGCTGCGGTTGGTGCCGTGGTCGCATGGGTGTTGTATCTCGTCAAGCTCGTCAGCGCTCTCGATCCCAGACTGGTAACGAATCTGGCGGTGCGACCCATCCAGGTGTTTCAGCTGCTCGGCGTGGTGGCGATCATTCCCGCAGGGATGGATCTCTTCGGTGCCGTGAAGCGCCGGGCCGGATGGCGCCGGGTCGCGATGGCCTCGCTCCTGCTGCTCGGTCTGGCCGCGATGACCTGGTGGGTCTGGACGGGCAACGTCTTGTCCCTGAACATCGGGATCTGAACGGATTCGGAAGAACGGCGCCGCGCACACCCCGTCGTGGAAGTGGCCGCGAGACCGTCGCCGTGGAGACTCGCGACCCCCCGACGTGGTGTGCATGGACCTTCGGATGCCCGCCGGGGACGGTTTGTGGCCGCCGCCCGGCAGATCGCCGGAGGGTCGCTGGGGTCCTTCGTCAACAGCCACGGGGGCGCGCTCGTGGTGCGCTCGGTGCACGACGGCGTCGTCGAGGTGGCCATGGAGGGTGCTTGCGACGAGTGCCCGGCCGCTGAGATCACGATGCACGCACGCTTCGAGCATCTGCTGCGACGCCGTTGCCCCTGGCTGGTCAAGGTCCGCCGGGTCGACGCCTAGCCGATCCCGCCCCCACCCCCCCCCCCCCCCCGCCCGCCCCCCGCGCGCCTCCACCTGCCCCGAT